ATCATTGTGCAACTTTATGTTGAAAACCTGTTGAAAGTGTTGAAAGTGTTGAAAACGCGCACAGCGCTAAAAAAGAATGGATTAAGCCGCGTTCCGCATTCGCTACACACGGCAAGGCGCTAAAGCGCCATTCAAAACAAAAACAATTGACAAGCAACGAAAAAAAATAGTAAAATCCGAAATAAAGAGAGGTGAACACAATGGCCATCCAATGCTATATCATGGACACAGACGCAAACGAAAAAGTCGGACAGCACTTCAAAGTAAAAGAATTCGCTTGCAAAGACGGTTCACAAGTAGTTTTTATAGATAACTACCTAGTATCTATCCTAGACATTCTCAGAAACCAAGTCGGAAAGCCTGTAATCATCAACAGTGGATACCGGACACCGGCAAGGAATGAAGCAGTAGGCGGTGCAAAATACTCATACCATATGCGCGGTATGGCAGCAGACATTCGAATAAACGGAATGAACGCAAAAGAAATTGCCGAAAAACTGAATAAAATTATTCCGAACGAATGCGGCATTATCGTATACAAAAATTGGGTGCACATAGACACACGCAGCAGCAAATACAGAAAGGGGGTGTAAAAATGGCACTTATCAGCATTAAAGACCTCAAAGCCGCAATTGCAGTTATGCGACAGATCTTGGAAAAGCTAGACGAGATCTATCATGTACTACACGACAAGCAGTAAATGAATGACGAATGACCTGTGAAGGAGAATAGCTAAATGAAATCATGGAATGTACGCGACCAGACCAAAGAAGCATTGGAAGAACTGCTCACGCGAAAATACAAAGAAATTAATGGAAATTACAAAATGCTTAGAAAAATGTCAAACATCGAGGACGCAAAAAGACTGATAGACGAAATTTGGCAAATAAAAAGCTTTGTAAACGCCATTGAATTAGAGCTAATACGAAGGGAGTATAACAATGGGACGACATCGTAAAGCAATGAGCGGCGCAAAAGACCGCCGCATGTTTAACGTAACTGCACGAAAAACCAAAAGCATCAACCTCAGCCAAAAGCCTATGCGCGGTGGCATCCGGCTGTAAAAAAGGAGAAAAAAAATGGAACATCTGTATTATGGCATTTGGGACAACGTAGCAAAATGCTACGCATGGGTAGGCGAGAGCAAGAACAATGCAACCTTTGCACGTATGTGCAGCGTAATGGCGAAGGATGAAAAAACCTTCATTGGACAGGAGCCAGGTGATTACATCGGCTACCAGTTAGCAGCATTCAACGACGAGACCGGCGAATTTTGCAACAACAAGGAAAAAGTGTGGGAGGGCAAGCCACATGAATAAACGATACGAAGAAGGGCGAGAGCCCTTCTTTTCTAAATCAGGAGAGAAATTCCAAAAACAATACGTTTGGACAAAAAACGAAAAAGGAGAAGAAGTACTGCAAGAAACTGCACCAATCGACATCCAACAGGAAATTGAAAGCTATGCAGATGAATGTGATATCAAAAGCATTGTCCGAAAAGCAAGTTTTGACCCGCAGTTTCTGAAAAGCCTGTCAGAAGGAGCACTAAACGGAACAGAAGTAGACATCACGGAATTTCCGCAGAACATTCACGAGTATCACCGCATGATGGCGACCGCACAGGCAAACGCCATGAAACTTAAAGAACTGCAAAAAATGGCAGCAGCAGAACCTAAAGCAGAACCTAAAGCAGAGGAGGAATAAAAGTGAATCGAAACAACGAAAGACACTTTAATCAGATTCCAGAAATGAAAGCGAGTCGAACGCGATTTAACCGTGACCAGACGATTTTAACAACGTTCGATGCCGGCAAGCTGATTCCATTTTATGTTGACGAAGTATTACCAGGCGATACCTTCAACGTAAACACGACAGCAATTATTCGAATGACCACACCAAAGTATCCGGTGATGGACGATGCATTCATTGACTTCTACTACTTCTATTGTCCTAACAGAATTCTATGGGACAACTTCAAATACTTCATGGGAGAAGTAGAGGCAACGCCATGGCTGCCAAAAAAAGAATACGCAATGCCAAGAATCGTAATCGACGGAACGGATAGCAAACCAAAGCCAAACGAAAAATCCGTACTAGACTATATGGGAGTGCCAACCAAAGTCAAAAAAACGTTTGTGATTAACGCGCTACCCGTAAGGGCGTACGTCAAAATCTGGAATGAATTTTTCAGAGATGAAAACGTAGATAACGTAGCAGCGATAAAAACAGACGATAATCCCGTAATATACGAATTTGGAGACGAAAACTGGGTGCAAGCAGCAGAAAACAACGCGTACAAAGGCGGAAATCTGTTGCCGGTAAACAAATTCCATGATTATTTTACAAGCTGTCTGCCGTATCCTCAGCGCGGGCCGGCAGTAACAATTCCAATGACTGGTAATGCACCTATCAGATTGGGAAGCCCCGAAGGACAATACCAAGATTACGAAGGGTCGGTAGAAATGGTGCTAGGTGCAACAAGCACATCCAACGTACCCGGGTCTCTAACATATGGAAATTTCACAGGAACACCCGGAGAAAAAAAGGCAATGCAATTTACCGGAAAAGAAAAAACAACCGGCGAATTAGGTGCAGGCGGGTGGATGTATGCAGACCTCGCATCAGTCACCGCAGCAACCGTAAACGACTTGCGAAAAGCAATAGCAGTACAGCAGTACTACGAAGCACTGGCAAGAGGCGGCAGCAGATACCGTGAACAGGTACAAGCACTATGGAACGTAGTTATCAGTGATAAAACCGTACAGGTGCCAGAATACCTTGGCGGTGGCAGATACCACGTAAATATCAATCAAATCGTACAGACAAGCGGACAGCAGGCAAACGCAGACACGCCAATTGGCGAGACGGGCGCAATGTCGGTAACGCCAATCAACGAAAGCTCTTTTACCAAATCTTTTGAAGAACATGGATTTGTAATTGGTGTATGTTGTGTACGACACAACCGCAGTTATCAGCAAGGTTTGGAGCGTTTTTGGAGCAGAAGAGACAAACTTGACTATTATGTACCGCAGTTTGCAAACCTGGGCGAGCAACCGGTAAAAAAGAAAGAAATCATGTTAACCGGCGATAAAACGGACGAAGAAACGTTCGGATATCAAGAAGCATGGGCAGAATATCGCATGAAACCTAACCGGGTATCTGGCAAAATGAGAAGCAATGCAACAGGCACGTTAGATTTCTGGCACTACGCAGATAACTACAATACAGTGCCAACACTTTCGCAAGACTGGATGGAAGAAGGAAAAGCAGAAATTGCACGCACACTCGTTGTGCAAGATGAGCCGCAATTTTTCGGTGCTATCCGCGTAGCAAACAAAACCACGAGACGGATGCCGCTATACAGCGTACCGGGCTTGTACAAACTGTAAGAAAGGAGGATGCCTGGGAAAAACCCAGGCTATTTTTAAATGAGCGCATTACCAGGACTTTTAACAGCGCTAAACGTAGCGGGAAACGTGGCGAACACAATCGGAAATTTTGCAGGAGCAGCTAAAAACATAGCCGGAGCGTTTGGCGGATGGGGACAGACAGGCAATAGCCAAAGCAGCGGCGGCAGCACAAGCCAGGGCGGCGGACACTCCGAAAGCGGAAGTCAATCAGGCACCAACGTACAGCAAGTAAATGACTGGCTAAAGCAGGCATACGCATACCAAGGGCAAGAAGCAGCCATGCAAGGTAAATACAACAGCCAGAGTATGCTTAAACAGATGGGCTATAACACGCTGCAAGCAATCATGCAAGGCGTATACAACCACATCGAAAACAGCGTAGCAATGAACTACAACAGTGCAGAAGCACTAGCAAACCGTGAATGGCAAGAGCACATGTCAAGCACAGCGTACCAACGAGCCGTTGAGGACATGAAAAAAGCAGGACTTAACCCTATCTTAGCATTCTCAAACGGCGGCGCAAGCACACCGGGTGGAAGCGCAGGAACAATCAGTGGAGCAAGTATGGGACTTGCAAGCAGCAGCGCACTAGGAGTGAGTCGAAGCGGAGGATTTGTGCCTAACGCATACGAAAGCAGCAGTTGGAGCAAAAGTGACTGGTACAATGCAGCACAAAGCTGGCAGCAGATGCTAAGTACAACGCAAATGACACCGTACGGACTGCAAAAAGCACTTACGGAAGTCGGAAACGACACGGACGAAGCCATCACAAAAGCAACGGATAAAATGGGAAAAGGAAAAAGCACAGAACCAAACAGAAGCATAAAACCGCAAGATAAAACAGGAAGCTACGGAGAAAAACGAAAGCCAGGTGATTATTTAAGGTGAGTTGCTGCAAGCCATTAATAAGGCTGTACAACCCGAAAAATAAAGACATAAGCGGGCGGGTGTATTCACTCGCCCGTTTTTCTGAAATATCGGGAAAACAGCTCAAATATGAAGATTTGATGTACAGAAAAGATGTCATGCTAATACCATGTGGACAATGTATCGGATGCAGAATTCGACAGCGTGAGGACTGGACAACACGAATAGAATTAGAAGCAAGAAAATATCCAAGAGAAGAAGTTTGGTTTATTACACTCACCTACGATGACGACCATGTACCAGGCATGATAGTAAACACAGGCGAAATCATGCGAAAAGTACAATACGTCTGGAAGCCGGGAGAGAAGCGCCCTGAAAGCGTCCAAACGTTGCTATATACTGACATTCAAAAGTTCTTAAAACGTCTCAGAAAAGCTTATAGAGGCAAATTACGCTATTTTGTAGCGGGAGAATACGGAGAACAAACAGCAAGACCACACTACCACATGATACTATACGGGTGGCAGCCAACAGACCTAGAGCACCTATACAAGATACAGCACAACGGATACTTTACAAGTAAATGGCTAGCAGACCTATGGGGCATGGGTCAAATCCAGATAGCACAAGCAGTACCGGAAACGTATAGATATGTTGCGGGATACGTTACAAAAAAAAGTGTACGAGATAGACGGCAAAAAAGCAAACGCATACTATGAACTAGGGCAGCAAAAACCTTTTGCGTGTATGAGCCTCAAGCCAGGATTGGGAGACCAATATTATCAAGAACACAAAGCAGAAATCTGGAAACAAGGCTATATCCAATGCACAAACGGCAAACGCGCACAAATTCCACGCTATTATGAAAAAATGATGGAAGCAGAAAACCCACAAAGGTTGTGGAGAATTAAACAGAACAGACAAGCAGCAGCCATAGCAGAAAACCGACTAAAGTATGAAGACACAGACTTTGCGGAACAGTGCAAGACAAAAGAAAGGGTCATCAAGAAGCAGATGAAAAAAATGAGGGACACTTTAACAGCGTCATGGTGTCACCTAGCCCAGTACCTATCAAGTAAGGTACTGGGCTATTGTCATTTAAAGGCTCCATATATCAGTCTATTCAGTCTATCAAATAGCTATACTTTATCGCGCGTGCACACGCGCGCGAAACGCGCACGCGCGCACGCGCGGCTCTTCGGCGCTATTGTTCGCAAGCTCACAAGCGCTGTATAATATATAACTTGTTGCAGGAGTAGTAGTAGAGGTGGTGGAAAAGTTGAAAAGTACTAAAATTTAACGCCAAAGCGTAAATAAAAAAGAAAATAGCTGTTGAAAATTTTGTTAAAAACTTGTTGAAATGTTGAAAGTTCGTCAAAATGACAAAGATCATTGTGCAACTTTATGTTGAAAACCTGTTGAAAGTGTTGAAAGTGTTGAAAACGCGCACAGCGCTAAAAAAGAATGGATTAAGCCGCGTTCCGCATTCGCTACACACGGCAAGGCGCTAAAGCG